TATCCGGGTTAAACACCCTATCTAAACCTTAATATATTAATGGTAAAGACCCCCTTAATTTTTGTATAAAATATAAGGTAAAACTTCCCTTCACGACCCAAAAGTCAATTGAAGGAACACCTCAGTAACGCTACTGGCTAACGAAAGAACCCCATACTTTAATATAACTGAAACACCTTTTCGAAGGGTGATCCAATCTATCAAGTATAGATTTAACCATGGTGACTCCAATTCATAAATTTCTTTAAGAATCGGAAGCTAACATGTCTAAGTGATCTACGGTTGATATTATTATCGGCGAAAACGGAAGTCATTGGAATTACAGGTGGAAGGTTTTCCGATAGATACTTAAGGATTTGCCCTAACATGAAGTCGGGTTTAAGCATATCGAAAGATCTGCTTAATCTGACTTTGTTATTATCATCATAAATATAAATCCATAAATCTGGAGAAGCAGGAGTAGTTGGTATATTCATATAGGGGTCTGAGTTATCTCATAATGTTTCCATCATGTTATAACTCGATCTCATACGAGGATACTCAACTTTAAAATCGATCTTTGGATATTTTAGACTTGTAAGTCTAGCATATTCCTCGATCAATTTTAATTTCTGTTCTTTCAGACTTGGAATCATATTTGTATGAAACATAACATCATGTAGGGGGTATCATCCTTTGTATAAATCTATACAATCTTTACAAGTATTAAGGGCCTTTTCCTGGTTTAGAGACCATTCTTCCCTCATAAACTCTAATAGCTTTTCTAGAGACTCAACCGCTCCTAAATTTCCCAAACTTTTACGCCATTTGTATGGAGTAAGAGTATGAGACTTTAAGAAGCCGAAGGGTTCTGTCAAGCTCCATATCATAGCATGTAACTCTGATCAACTAAAATTGAACAGGCGTTTCTGCTTAAATGTGGTAAGAAGTTTACGAACGAAGAAATAATCAATGCCAATACCTTTATCTCTCAAATCTACAAGTAGACTCGGGATATGAAGTTTATCAGCCAGGAACAACGAAACGTTCTTCGGTCCAACCGGAGAGAAATCTCCTTTTGGTCCTATTATACGCTTTGCAAATTCCATTACTCCTTGATTTGATTGTAGGGATTTACTCTTATTTATTGAAACGCCTAATTCTACCGTCATTATCTTAAAATATTCATTTGCTACCTCCTCGTTGGTGATTACAATATCATCACCGAGTAAAGCATACTCGGCGAATCATGTTCTAATACCAACTCTGGTTGCAGCAAGCTGAACAATAAGATGATGACATAAGGAAAAGACACCTCAAGAACTAAGTGCACCCATCGGTTGTCCAGCTCCGTACATATATGATTGATTTGTCTCTTTTAAATAGTAAGGACGGTTTACTAATACTTGTTTCCAAGAATTAGCAACGTCTCTATTGTATAAGAAAGATAAGACATCAACTTGTATTGAGATCGGAAAACGATCAGTTGCAGCACTTAAATCGAAACAAAAGGTTTTTAATCCTTTGTTCCGAAGTAATAATGCTTTAACTGGTTTAATCTGATCAAATGCACCATCTTGTGGAATCAATCGTAAGATTGAAAACACATGGTCGTGCATTGGTTTCAATACACTTTGAGTTCATATATCTACAATAGCAAAGACACGCCTTTTACCAGCAGGCTCTTCCTTAATGGAGAGTTTACTTAATAATTCCGTACCTCTCGTTGGTATATCGCTAAGTACTTCCAGTTCTCTTTCTAACAGGGAATAAACCCCAATAGAAAAGAAATCTGATAAGACTTTAAG